CTTTTCATTCAGTTCTTTAATTTTTTCTTCATAATATTTTTTGGTACTCTCATGATTTTCACGCTCTTTAATCAACTCTTTTCTGAAAATTTCAGAATTTGCTAATTGAGATTTTAATGTTTCAGATTCAACTTTATATTTTGTCAACAAAGCTACCTGAGATTTTAAATCATTCAATTCACTATTTGAACTGTTCAATTGTGTGCTTAAAGATTTGATATTTTCACTTTCATTTTTTTCATTTTTTTCTCTTAATTCATTCAAAGCTTTTGATAATTCATCATTTGCGGACTTGAATTCTAAAATTTTTTCATTTAATTGTTCTATCAATTCATCTTTTATTTTACCATTAGCTTGCATAGAAACATTTCTTACAATGCAATCTGTCATTGTTGCAGTTAATATTTCTACATAATGCTGCGTATATTTTTCCTGACTCATATCAAACCCTTTTTATAACAAAACATATTTACTTAAAAAGTTCCTCCATCAAGTGCATAAGAATAACGAACTTCTTTTGTGCTTGAATTATAGAACATTAGACCATCATAGGTGGCATCTTGAGTTGCTGTGTATCGAACTGGATTGATAAACAAACCAGAAGTGAGAGAACTCAAATCGTTGCCGGAAGCATTCAAAATAATGCTGTTGGCTGCTGCTCTTTCGAAACCGGCTTTACGACCGATAACGATTGCATCAGTACCGATTGCAGTAGTGTTTGCTGCACCTGCTAGATGGCCAATTGCAACAGAATAACCACCTGCGGCTGAACCGGCAGAATAACCCAATGCAATCGCATCTGTTCCTTGTCCAGAACCAGCAGAATTACCAATTGCAACACCATTATATCCTTGGCTTGAAAGACCAGCATTCAAACCGATTGCAATAGCTGCTACTGATTGATTAACATTACCTGCACCATAACCGATTGCAACACCATAAGTTCCTTGTGTGTTATAACCAGCAGAATCACCGATTGCAACAGCTTGGCCACCTTGGCTTAATGTACCAGCATTTTGGCCGAATGCAATTGCATCACCAACGGTGTCTTTGATTATTGCACCGTTTTGTAACTGAAAACCTGCGCCGTTTGAACTTAATAATCCATCAGTTCCAGAAATACTTAAAAAATAGATACCATTAGCAATTGATGAAGGTGTCAATGCATTGTCTGAAGCATAGGACAACTCACCTGTTGTAGCATTAAAATAAACAAGGTTTGATGTTGCACCTTGGCTGAGACCTGTCAGATAAGTTTGCTTACTGATTTCAAATTTGTTTGGTGTGAAATAAGCAACATCGGTATTGTCGGCATAAAAGTGTACATTGCCATCAGCATTGCTGAACATACCAGAATCATAACCACCTTCGGTGCCACTAAAAGAGTATCCACCAGTAGTTCCTGCACCTTGAGCAGCTATAATTTTGCCAGCTAACTCTAATATGCCATCATCTCTGAAGGTCCAAACATGAGCATTGTTTGCACGAATGTATACTTGTTTTGCAGAATCACTTACATTAACATTAGTTTCTTCGCCACCCAAATATAGTTCGGCAGAAGAAGCATCAATTGTGCCGCCTGCTCGTACATGAATGTGGTTAGGTACGGTTGGATCTAAAATAATATATTGATCGTTAACACCAGGACCATAGTTAGTGCTTGGTGCCAGAATTAATGTATTATTTGATGTATCACCGTAAATACGATTGGCAACATAAAGTGTTGCAATATTACCTGTATTTGCTGTTAAGTTTGCATGTAATGTCGCTAAACGGAAACTTGCATCAGCCGGATTGATTGTGTTGGCAGCTGGTTCTTGATCATAATTATCAAAGACATAGAACTGTTTATCGCCAGCATGTCTGTAAACACCAGCATGTCTGTTTGTGCCATCATTATAATGACCATAGAAGCCAATATCAACTATGTCCGTTGTATTATTTCTTGCTAGTGCAATCAATGAATCTTCAACCGATAGTGAGGAAACATTAATAGTTGTTGTATTTCCTAAAACAATTAAGTTACCAGAAATCTCAACATCACCATCAATTAATTGATATTGAATTGCTGTATTTGAACGAACAACTGTATCATCAACATCAATTAAAACAGTGTTGTTTGCGTCAACAGCAATAGTAGAAAGACCTGATCTTCCGGCAATTGTTAGTGTGTCTGTTAATAAACTTAAATTGGCAGTTCCTGTGTCAGCAGCAAATGCAAGTGTAGTTGCAACAGAAACATTGGCAGCAGAAGTTAAACGGCCTTTAGAGTCAACAGTAAAAACTGGAATCTCTGTTTGTCCACCATATGTGCCAGCAGCTACGCCGGTTGTCTTTAGATTACCTTGTAGAACAACATTGCCAGTTCCATCAAAAGAAACTGTAGAAGAATCAACATCATCGCCGTTGATACTGAAATCTCTGGCTGTTTGTAATTTGGTTGCACTGTTGGCATTACCTTCGATAGTACCAATAATATTGGCGCTAATGTAATTAAAACTTGCATTACCTGACGCATCACGGCGAACTAATGTACTTCCTGTGGCAGCGTCTGTGGCATTATCAATTTGTGATGTATAATGATAACCACCAATATTAATTACACCAGTTCCACTAGGCGAACCAATGAAAATTGTATTGGAAAGATATGAATATGCAAGTTCACCAGCAGCTAATAATACTGGTTGACTGTTAGCGACTGAGCGTTTGATTAAGATTGAGGTATTAGCTGCCATTTTTTATTATCCTTTTTGAGCTATCCTGTATTTATTAAAATGTACCACCATCCAAAACTGATATGGTGTTGTTTATGGTGTTTGAAATGAAACTTGGGCCACCTATAGAAATGATCTGATTTGTATTGCTTCCAATAAAAAGTGTATTGGAAACAAAAGAAAAAGCCAATTCACCATCATCCAATACAGTCGGCGCCGTATTGGAATATGATCTTAAAATTTGTATGGTGGTATTGGACATTTAAAAGAAACCTGCATCCAAATTGGCCGTGGCGGTCGCTAACCTGAAATTATTATTTGCAGCATCATAAACAATGGAATCGCCAGTTTGGCCACCCACTATTGTTAAATCGGTGGCACTTTTAAGTGTTCTGGTTCCATAAGCTATGGATTGAACGGTTGTTGGTTTTCCACCAACTTGCACCTTAATTACAGATGGTTGCGATACGGTTACGTCCATGTTTAGCTCTTAAAAAACTGTAACTCTTGGAAGAACATTAACAATACCTTCCAAAACTCTCGTTACAGTATTTGCGGTGTTATTTTTTATAATCACATCATATACATAACGTCCAGCTGCAATATTTGCGGTATTGGAAGAAGAAAGACCTAAAATCAATTCTCCATCGGTTGGATTATTGATTGTGATTGTAAATTGAGCTGTTGCATTAGTGGAATAATATGATTTTCTTATTTGGCTTTTGCCGGTGTAACCAGTCAAATCATATGGTGTTCCATCCACATCATCTAGTGTGATTGTGGTATTATAATCTGCACCTTGTTCTATGAAAAGTTCTTGATATCCTGCTGCCATGGTAATCCATTTTTAGTTTTATTTAAATATTTATTTACCATTGTTTTGCTTCAATTCATCAACTTCAGATTTTAATTCTTTGATGGCTTGAAAAGCAAGGACACAAAGTTTTTCATAATCTACAGCTAAAGTTCCGTCAGCTCTTTGTCTTACAGCTAATGGGAAAACTTTTAATACATCTTGAGCGATAACACCAAAATCATTTTTTCTAACAAAATAACCATCTTCACCACCTCTGTTGGCAAGATATTCGTCTGTCCAGTCGAACATTTTACCACCAATGAATTGCACAATAGATAGTGCATTTTCAATATCAGAAATATTTTCTTTATGTTTCTTATCGGACGAATAAAACGCTGTAATATTTTCTGTAGCTCTAATTTCACCTGCGGTACCAGAAGCTGCAGTGCCAACACCTAAAGAATTGACTTGTGCGTTTGAATTTGTTGTGAAACCACCTTGTGGTCCTTGTGCACCGGCTGGTCCTGTTGCGCCTTGAACACCTTGTGGTCCCTGTGGCCCGGTAGTACCTGTGGGTCCAGTTGGACCGGTTGGTCCGGTGAGGCCTGTGGCGCCCTGAACACCTTGAGCACCTTGTGCTCCTACGGCACCTTGTGCTCCTACGGCACCTTGCACGCCTTGTGGACCTTGAGCGCCAACTGCACCCTGTACACCCTGAGGCCCTTGTGCACCAGCAGCACCTTGGACGCCTTGTGGACCTTGTGGACCAATTAAATTCGTGGATGCACCAACCCAAACTCCGTTAGCAGCAATAACTCTGTTGGAACCCATGAACAGCCCGCCGGTTCCATTTACAGTCAAGTTACCGGTTGTTGTTAAAGCACCAGCAGTAATAATTGTAACTGTGTTTGCAAGTGCTGAATTTGCAACTGCAAAAGCTGAATTGGCATATGAACCAGCTGTTACTGCTTTGGAATCTGCTGTTGCTGCATTAGTTGTAGCTGTGTTGGCTTGATTATAACTAGCATTAGCTTGATTGAAAGCACCATTGGCATAAATTGCTGCTGAATTTGCTACATGACTTGGTGTATTTGCCTGTAAGAAAGCAGCATTCGCGTGATTGAAAGCTGCATTAGCTTGTGCAAAAGAACCTATTGCAAATCGATTTACAGTGTTAACAGAATTGGCTGTTGCGACGGATGTTGTGCTTGTTGAAATTACTGTGTCGTTAAAATTTTCATCTGTTAAAATTCTGTAATATGCAGGAGAATCAACATTCAACAATTGCCAATTTTTGCTGGCTTCAGACCAACGAATTGCAGCATTTGTACCTGAAATTCCTCGGCCAACTTGCAAATAGGAATCAATACCTGTTCCGCCACCATCATTTAACCTAAATGTATTCGCAGCATAAACTGTAGAACCACTAATAACAAAGTTGCCTGATACGGTTAAACCACCAGCGCCAGCTTGAATACCAGCGAAATACGCAATTGCTGTATTACCGTCTAGTCGAGTTGCAACATTTAATGTCGGCACTGTTGCACTTACATTTGCAGTTAATGTGTTTCCAGTAATGGAATTTCCAACTAAAGATGTGCTGGTAATGGAAGAATTTGACTGTATTGATCCAAATACACCTGCACCGGCAGCACTAATTGCACCTGTTGAAATAACATTTGGTGCTTGAATACTATTGTTGGCGACCAGTCTGTTAACGGTTGCTGTTCCTCCCGTACTAATTGCACCTGAAGCAATTACATTAGTGGTTTGAACATCATTATTGGCCACCAGTCTATTGACAGTTGCTGTGCCAGCTGTGCTGATAGCACCTGAAGCAATTACATTAGTGGTTTGAACATTATTATTTGATACTAATCTATCAACAAATGCTGGACCAGCACTACTGATTGAAGCACTAGCAATTAAACTTTGTGTTGTAACTGAGGTATTAGCGGTTAAAGTTCCAGTTAAAATAGAAGTGTTGGCTTGAACTGCATTTGAAAAAACTGTTGCACCAGCACTAATTGCACCACTTGAAATTACATTAGTTGCTTGAACATCATTGTTTGCTATTAAACGATTAACTGTAGCTACACCGGCAGCACTAATTGCACCAGTAGAAATGATATTGGCAGCTGTAACCAATGTATTTGCTGTTACAGTTCCTGTTAAAATTGATGTATTGGCCTGTAATCTGTCACCAAAAACTGTGCCGGCCGCACTAATAGCACCATTTGATATTACATTGGCAGCAATAACAGAGGTGTTTGCGACAATATTATTCGCATATACAACAGTATTGGCTTGTAAAACTCTTGTAAATGTGGTATTTGTTACACTGGCAAATGTGGTATTTACAGAGGTGTTGGCTTGTAAATTGTTGGTAATTGTATCATTAACAATTGTGGTACTTCCACCAACAAATGCACTGTTAGAAACTCTAATACCGATACCTGATCCTTGAACCAAAACCAAACCGTCCAGGTTTGCTTGACCTGAATGTGTTAGACCAAGTGTGGTGTTTGTAAAATAAACTTGACGGCCAACAGTTAGGTTGTTTTGTATAGTGGCGGAAGAGCCAACACCTTGTACTTGCAATTGACCATAAACAATGGTATTTGCAGCTTGTAATGCCAAATTTGAATCGGTTAAGAAAAGTGTACCGACAGATTTGGTAAAATTATTTGCTGCCAAATCATTATTTTCTCTTACTAATGAATTGGTTGCCACCAACCATTGAGCAAAAGTGTTTGCGTAACTTAAAATAGGGACTGTATTGGCCATTTTACTCTTTTTATATTAGTAATTCTTTTATTTATTCAGGTTTTCCATGATTACACTCAACATATTTTTAATATCTTTCATTTCATTTTTGAGTGAGTCAATGTCCTGTTCGACCTTTTTTTTCTTTTTGTATTCCATCAGAGCTGCATAATTTGTATTCAATACAGCTTTACTATCCATATCTTTCACCAAATCAGGGTGATCCTTGACTTTGTATATTTTCATATTATGCTGTTGCAATTGCTCTAAAGTTTTTGATACTTGGCACAAGTGCGGGATTGGAAGAATACATCACAACTTTAATCGCAAAAGTATTAAAGTTAGTATATAAAGTTCCTGAAGTGATATCGTTATAAGTAATATCTAGGGCTTGATATGTGTCAGTTGTCCAATCGGTTGGTCCTGTTGTTTGCAGAGAACCTCCAATTGTGAATTTAGGATTCATTAACACATATGGATTATTATCGAAGTTGTTTGCATCCTTTTGATTCAGAACTTTATAATAAACTTCAATTGATGTTCCCGGTGGACGATTGACATCCAAATATACAGTAATACCAGTTGCTTCAAAATCATTGTTTAATGTTACTCGGCGTGTAATATATCTTGCAGATGCACCACCAACATTTCTTACACCACCTAATGATTCAACGGCTGTATTTGCACTATTGTATGGTGTAATATTGTTTTTAACCAAAACAGTGTTCAGTCTTTCCAAATCAATAACTGGTGATGTATAGATATCTGTGTTGGTTATGGTTGGTCGAATGATAATATCCGATGCCGCAGCCATAATTTTTCTGGTTGTTAATTGTGTGTTTTGATTATCAAGAACATTCGAAGTTGTTGATGTGGATGATGTTGCTGCGTCTTTTGTGACAACATCATATTTAACTGAACTCAATGAGTTGAATGTTAAATCTTGTGTCAGCAATTTAATTAAATCATAATAAACGGCACTGCTATTTGGATTTGTCACTGAAGCTTCCGGTACAGTTGATGTTACATCGAAAGTTGCGGTACCACCAGCAAAAGAACAAATGTTCAATTTAAATGTTAGTGTTTCTCCTGGCACCGCCACCCAAGTAGAAGCATTTTGCGACTTAAAAAATGAAGCAGTATAATTTAATTGATTTATAATTTTTGTAGTACCAAATTCAAAATCACCAAGCTTCGATGTATAAACAGTATAGTCACTTGAATCTGAAGCAATAATCAATGAATATTGTCCTGGTTCCAAATAAACTGGAAAATCAAATTTAAAATTGGTTGATGGTCCAATTGATTTTGTTTGATTTTCTACAGTTGGAACATTAACTTCATTAGGTTTTTTATAAACAATTGAACCTGGGATATCGTTTGATGTGTCTGGATATCCATTTACAGTAGGACGTATACGAACATTTACTGGTGAAGTTGTGTCGGCCGAAGCAAAATAGAGATCAACAGAAGAAAGAAAAACACCATTTGGATATTTTCCAGCATCAACAAAAAAGTTTTGTGACAGTGGATCTGTTCCGTTTAATGTGTTTAAATTGTCTCTTTGTATTAAACGCATTTTATTTTATTTCCTTTTACACAAGAGAAGTCGAATCATTTAGTTGATCGCTTAATTTTATTCCGCCGGCACTATAACTGGTTGAACCATCAGTAAGTGTGTTCAAAGCTGAATTATTGATTTCAGTATTTAACATATTCATGGCCGTGGCTGAACCGTACACAAGAGACATGTTTGCATAATAGTCTGCTGAAGCTGCATAATCATTAAATGTTGGAACATTGCCAATGGAAGATGTTAATGTATCATAAAGTTCTTGTACTAAAGTTGTGCCAAAATTTTGAATAACATCAGCTCCATTATCATCAATTTGAGGTATTCTGCTTAGAGTTAAAGAAGATACCAATTCTATTATATTTAATGTTCCTGTAGCATAATCAAAAATATCTGTTGTGATTGTACCTCCGCCACTAACAAACACAGTGTTGCTTGTGTCAATCGTTGTATTTGTTGTGGTTGTTGTATCAATTGTTGTATTTGTTGTAATAATTTCCACACCACCGACATTTGTCGTTGTGTTTGTTGTATTTGATGTGGTTGTTGTATCTGTTGTTTCGGTTACTGTTAGTGGTGTTGCAACAGCTGGACGATAAAGTTGTTCCACTCTGAATGTTGGATAAGATCCAGTGTAACCATCAGCTAAAAATCCCCAAGCAAAAGCCACATCAGCTTGTAATGGTGAGGAAACTGAGAATCCGAAAGATACTGAGCCGTAAGGAATAATTGTTTGGCTAGCGGGCCATATTCTGCCATCTGGTGCTAAAGTTGGACGCTCAATTAATTGTGGTGTAACAGTAACTGATGATCCCGACAAGTTTCTGACAGTAATTGTACCAGTTGTTGCTGTTCCTACAGTTTGAATAATTGATGTTACGGGTGATCCAAAAACTTCTAAAGGAGAATCTAATCGAGCCGCAGAAGAACTTCTGGAGTTTACACCAACTTCATTGACCCAATCAGTAAATCCTGATCTAGAAATACGAATTCTTAGTGTGCCGGATGGATGTGGCGTTGTTAAGGACAATGTTGTTGATGGTGAACCTGCTGTCAATGATCCACTTACAGCATTTAATTTTGTAGAAAGGTCTGCATAATTTGTCATTGATTGTTCCACTCTCCAAGAATAAGTTCCCGGATTGTTGGCAATAAATGTTGGACTTAAAGCAAGTATAAATTTAGTAATATTTGAACCATCATCATATGCTTCTAATGATGCTATAATTAATGGATCATATGAAGGAGTTGGACTTGGATTATTCACAACTACCGGTGTTTCGTCAATAATCGGTGCTGGCGGATCGATAGGTCTGACTGGAGTTTGTGGTTTTGGTTTGATGATAGGAGGTCTTGTGGAAACAACGGTTGTTTCTACAACTTCCAATGTACCTTGTGAGTAGAACGTTGCTCTTGCATATGATTTCGATGTTGCCGGATTCAACAAACTGTCCGACCATTCTAAACTAAGAGCTCCAGTTGGAAACTTCAAGAAACTATCATTAGGTAATGTGAGTTCACCTGATGCAAATCCATTAATATCTGTGACGAGAGGAACACCACTACCATAAGCTGTTGTATTCGAAGTCAGTATTGCTGTCGAAGTATTTGAACCAGTGACTCTGATTGTTGGTGTTGATGTGTATCCAAATCCTGGATTTACAATTTGAACAGAAACAATTTGACCACCAGAAACATTAGCTGTCAATTGTGCTTGTACTTGGCAATCTCCAACGACAGTAATAATTGATTGATTATTGCCATTTGTATAACCTGTTCCAGCACCCGTTATATCGACCTTGTACACACCAGTTGGTGTTGTTGGACGAACATAACGATTAACTTGATTGCCGTTAATGAATGTATTGATTTGTGTAAACGGTGCTAATCCACGCAGATTGAATTGTATCTTTTTGCTTCTAGCAACGTTTACAATTTCACTAGACAATACTTTTTGTGTTGATGAAACTTGTATTGGACCGCCACTCACAGCTGCTTGCAACCCTCTTGAAGCAATAACATCTGCAATCGCTTGAGTATTTCTAGTTACCTGTGCTGTATCACCAGAATTTACAATCGAATCTGTTGATTGGCCAGTCCAATTTATTTGCCAATCGTTCCATTGAGAACCATTTCCAGTTTGATTGACAGCAGCAATCCAAGCTGACTGGTCTTGATTAACAATGTTAATGATCGGTTTGCTCTGTGTATCATACCAAATATCACTTCCTGGAGAAATTGATGCATCACCAATAAATGTTGCAACGTCGAAAGGATTAACTTTGACGATTTGTGATGCAACATTTTGAAATACTAAAGGTACTTCTGTATAAGAGAATGTGATAATATTGTTGCTCAAGAAAATCTTATTGTTTTCTCGACCAGTTGTTAATTTAAATGTACCTTGATTCGTATCAACTGTATAATTGGCAATTGTAGAATTGAACAATGGTCTAGCAAGTTGTTCCAACTTATCGATGGAAGCAGCATAGTCTGGATTTACTACATCAGCAACACTAGAACCTGTAAAACCATCAACTAAGAAACCGTTTTTGAACAATAAATTTTGACCAGTTGAATCTGTAACATCCATGCCACTTACTTCATTTTCTAATATTGAAAGTGAAGTGTAGTATTCTAGATTGGATATTCTCTTATCCAATAATCCAATATCTCTCATTGTGTAACGGCGTAATACCGTTGGAGTATTTACAACATCTTTAGCTGTAAATGTGTATGCTGGAATATCCAACTTAAATAAAGTTAGTGCACCAGGTATATCGGCTGGTGGAACAGGATTCTCATATGAACTAATACCGCGAAGTGTTCTAAATTGTCCGTTTGGATACAAAACAATTTTATCTACTCTGCTCAAATAATAAGCATAATCAACATACACATCTTCAAATGGTGCAGGTATTTCAAAGTTATCAAATATTTTTGTTCCAACTCCATCACTTCTTCTAGGTCTGAAATCTAAACAATCTCTTAATTGTCTTGTAACGCCATATTTTTTTGATGTGAATGTTGGAATTGATGCATAATCAACTGGATACGAATTGAGTGTCATGTATCCAAGACCACCAGAATGTGTGAAATAATCAAATACAGCTACAACATTTCCTTTAGCGACACCACTTATATTTCTGATTGTTCCATGGTCATACATATTATCTTTTTGACCATTATCAAAAACATAGTTGTTGAGACTATTTTGAAGCTGAATCCAATTTGTCAATGATGTATCTGGTGTATTGTTTAAGTTACTATTTGTTAGTGACTTATAAACTTTACCATTGTAAATAACGGATTGTGTATTTGAATAGGTATTTGATCCAGACCATGTGTTCATAAAAGATATGGTGTTGCCTAATTCATATACACCCTTGAACTGATAAATGTCGGCATATCCAAGTTCAATCGTTTCGTTTAATGTGTTGGCCGAAACTAAAGAATACCCGTTTGTGTTTAAAACTTTGTTCTTTAATTGAGCATTTGTAGAACTAATTGTAGCAAAAATCGTAGCAGAACCACTGAAGTTCCCGCCAATATTGATTGTTGCTTGTGGTGTGCCAGAGTTATTGATCGTGATCGTTACATTAGCCTGATCCATCGGAATGAATGTGCCAGCGGTATAATTTCCACTTGATGATGTAACAACTACACCATAATTTTGCCTTCTTTCAGCAGAAGAAATTGAACCTGAACCACCCACAAATATTTCATCTGGACCCGAAGTATTGATTGTAAACACACCACTTACAAATGATGGTGCACTATAATATCTTCTTGTAATATAATCAGCGTTTGTAATATTGGCCAAATTTTCTTGTGGCATAACAAACAACAAGTCATCATAAAGTTCATCATTCAACGTTGTAGGTGAAACTGTATTTGCTGAGAATGAAACTGTTGTGTAATTATTTGATCCGCCAGGAATAATCAATGAACTAACATTGGCAAAAGCGTTGTTCGACAATGCAATTTCCGACAAGAAAACTTTATAAATGGTATTATTAGCCGTGCCACTATCATAATCAAAATTAAACACAGCGGCTGTACCAATTATTGTGTTGGCATTTGCTGCACCATAAGAAGCCTTGTGTAATTCTACTTGAGTGCCATTCTTAAAGTTTACGAAAGAACCCCTGATATCTCTACACTCAACATAATTACCGTAATAGGTGGAAATAAGTTGTTCACTCAGAGAAGTTGTATCTCTAGACTTTTCAATCTTATAATTTGTTGGTGCAATTCTTTCAACAGGTTTTCCATAAATGTAAGCCTTACCAGCACTGATTGAAGCAGGGAAATTGCTTTCTGATGAGAATGAATCATTGATTAATAGCTTGAAAGGATTAACAATGAAGTCTCCCGATTGGTCGTAAATACCCTGTTGAATATATTTGGAGATTTCAGAATAAACTGGCGTATTATTTAAGTTTTCAATTACACCATTGTTAACTCTGACAAGTTCAATAAATTTTTCTGTTGTTAAATTTGAAATTGTTTGGTCGCTCACATAAGGACGAGAAACAATTGTAAAAGAAATCTTATATCTATCTGCACCTGGTGCTTGATAGTTTGATGCTGCAATAGCTGGATCTAACAACGACGAGTCATTGAATGAGTCAATAATATTTTCATTAACTTCGAATCCAATTATAGCAGAAGGAAAAGCATTTAATTCATCTGGTACAATTGATGATGCGTCATTTCTGACAAAGAATCCGTTTGTGAACCAAACACCTTCATCAACGCTGATTTGCATGGCACGATTTGATGCAACAGAGGTGACAGAGATGTTCTGTGAACTTAAATTGGCTATCAGATTTTTACTGATTAAAATATTATCTGCGTCTATAATTTTAATAACAATTGCTGTTAAATTGGATTGTGATGAGATAACAATTTTATCACCAACAGAAATTCCGGAAGCAATGTTTGAACCACTTAATTTGTTCTGCAAATATGTACCTGAAACACCAGTTTTAGTGACTGTGGTTTCGGTTAAAAGTGTTGATGTGTAAACAGGACTTACTGTGGCCTTCAATGAAGAAAGAGCATCAGTTTTAGTATTGAAAAAGTTGAGAGTTTCGCCGGATGTAAATGATTGTCCGTTACTTACATTAACTGGTTTTGTGATAATATAAAAATTTTCAATGTTAACATCAATAACTTTTGACACAAAGCCTGAAGTTGCACCAACAACAAAAAGTCCAATATAAGACTCAATATCATCTACAGATGTGCTCAAAAGTTTACCAGTTACAACATTACTATCATATGTAATGTTTGCACCAGAAACTTTTGATCCGTCACGATAAATTCCATTACCAAATTTTGAAATTTGATCTTGGAGAATTGTTTGGCTTTGTGTTAATTCTCTAGCCTGTACAGCAAATCCAGGTTTGAATAAGATTCGATGAAAGTTTTTTGCTGCATCAAAATCGTCATAGTAGGGGTCAACATTGAAGTTCAGAGACATTTTTTTCCTTTAGTATCCTAATACGATTTTAAATTGTTCAATTCCATCAGGACTTCTTTGTATTCCTGTTCTGTTTTCGATGTAAAATATGTATCCTGATTGCAAAACAAAATTTGGTGTGCTAACCGAAAACAATGTTCTTGTTGTTTTTGATACATCACCATACACCGGTGAGTTAGTAACCAATGAACCTACAGTATTTATGAGTCTTATTACATTGGTTGAAGTATCAAAACTTAAAACTGTGCCTTTAAATGTAGCTGTTTCTAATGTGTTACCTTGAAAAACAATTTCATCTTCAGTGTATACACCAAAGCCTGGCGAAACCACAAGGTCTGTTGTTGTTTTATAGATGGTTGCGTTTGCAGGGTTTGGACTATATTGTATTGTGGTTGGATTAATTATAATACCAACTTGATGAAAATCAATGTCTGTTGGTACTATGTTGTTTTCCGAACCATCAAATTCAATTGAAAACATGGTGTGTGAGCATCCTAGTTCGGATTTTGCATCGAATCCATGGCCACCAATTGGAGATGGATATGCAACAACTTCCACATTTGAACCAGCAGATGAAGTAATAATCACATTTGCGAAAGAATAATCTTTTCCGGCAGAGGTTACAATAACATCTGTAATTGCACCATTCGAAACTTCGGCAGTACCAATTGTTGCATTTGCACCAGTTCCATCTCCAACCACCTGAACTGTAATCGATGAATTTGCAGGATCATATCCTGAACCACCATTTAATACATTGATGGTATCAATACTACCTGAACCTGATGAAGCAATCAATGGTGAAGGTGTATTTGCGCCGATTGGGACTGGCATCCAAGTGTTGTCTAAAAATTTAACTTTTAGTCCCGAATCAATAACATACATGAAACGCCATTTATAACCATCAGCACCTTGGAATATACTGTTGTTGCCGTATGTACCTGGTTCGAAATATGGTTCATCTGTTGAAGGATCACCATTGGCATTCCATAAACATTTAAAAACTTGGTCGTATTTGTTTTTTACATAGAATTTTTTAACAAGATATCCGTTTGTATCAAGTTCAAACATGTCAATTGTATCATCATAATGGTCATAAACTGTACCAGAAACCCAATCATTTCTTTCAATTACTGGTGATACATCATTCGAAGTAATTTTCTTTGCAACAAACATGTTCTTAAATGTTTGTTTAATATATCTTTGTGTTTGTTCTGGATCAGGAGGACTTTCTTCGTTTGGCCATGGATCAACCTTTGACAAGAAAAAGTAGGTCGAATTCAAAGGAACACTAGTATTTGTTGGTAAAACAACAACTGAGCTATAGTAATCCTGTTTTACAGAATATACTTTTGAACCGTAGGTGAGTAGATTTTTACTTGTCATGATCTGTTATTTATTACGCTGTAATCGAAACAAATGTGTTTGCCTGGTCACCATCAATACTAAAATATCTCAGATAAGCACATGAGCTAGCTGAAATGGTAAATGTTGTCAGTTTCGATGTTGAGTTATTTGCCAAACATCCGTGTGTAATTGTTTTGTTTTGTGCAGCAGAATTGGTAATCCAAACTTCCACAACCTTGCCGTACACATAATTTGAAAGTGTGATTGATGCATCGGCCGTCACATTAAATTTAATAAGACTGTCACGATTAAAATCTATTGCAAATGTTGTTAAAGTTGACTGTACATTTGGAGAATATATAAGTCCTTTGTCAGGTTTAACGGCTCCGGAAAACTCAACACTATCACCATTAAATGATGCAATTTTGTTTAATGTGTTCGAACCAACTGGCATATTCCAGAATTCAATTCTAGAACCTCTGGCTGCATCAGTATAGTTTTCTGTTGCAACAAAGTCGATGCGACCTGTTCCTAATGGTGCATATCCCGTTGCACCATAACCATTACCTGAGAAACGAGCAATTACATCATTAGCTTGCAGTGCGGTTGGATAACTCACATTACCTCTTGCAGCACGACCAGCAAATACGATGTAAGAGTTTGCACCATATGAATCAGCAACGATTCTGGATGGTACACCGTTTTTACCTGAAATGTGAATCATGTAACCATCATTTGATGGTGTTGCAACACTAGGAGAAGCAGAGATTGTCAGTGCAGCTTGTGTTGCACTGAAGTTACTGTTGGCCAACAACATGGTGCTATTAACAGTCACAGCTCCAGTCAAGTATGTTGTGGCGTTCATGGTCACATTGCCAGTGAAATTGCTGGTGCCATTGACAATCAAATTGCCTGTAGTGATAGGGCCAGTTGAACTTGTGGTACCAAGAACGGTAACATTTCCGGAAACAGTTAAATTGCCACCAAATGTTCCTGAGGTGTTTGCCAGTGCAGAGTTTGCTTTATCAAATGCGGCATTGGCTTGAACAAATGCACCATTAGCATAAACTGCTGCTGAGTTGGCCACATGGCTTGGTGTATTGGCTTTCAGGAAGGAAGCTTCTGAATATGCTAGAGTTGCAGCAGCAGTAGTTTGTGTTGAACTATCTGAGAATTTTAAACCTGAACTTGATAGGGCAGTAAGGCCTGAAACAGCAAAGTTGCCTGTGACATTGAAACCTGTTTTATAGAATGTACCAACAATATTGCCTGTTTGTGTATTACTCACCACAACATAGACATTTGCACCGGCCGATGCAGTACCTAGAATAAGGTTACCACTAACAGAAGAATCGGATTGACCGTGTACATACAAATAACCATCATATGGTTTCATCGAAGAATATTGTACACCACCATCAAACGCAGAATTATTGACTCCAAGATCAATATAACTGTTTGCGTTTGTGCCTGTATCGGCTGTTATAACATAGTCACCCGATCCGTTCGAATTTAAATTTTGAAGATTAACTTGTAGAAAACCAGGATCATCATTAGAAAATTGACCAATTGTATTTGAGAATAACGAAATGTTATTACCAACCGTCAGAGCATTGTTTGCATACAATTGTTGTGCAAGTGTTGTTGCTGTAAATTTACCTGTTACCGAAGTGGGTAAATCGACACCTAAGAAAAGTGTATTTGATGTGTTCGCACTAATTGATGGTAAACTTGGTAGTTCTGAAATTTTGACTGTTGACATTTTTTTATCCTAAAAGAATGATTGATCCACCTTCTGTTGTGATTGTATTGCCTGATTCTGTTATTAATTCTGGGAAATATTGTATTCCTTGTGGACCCAAAATCTTAATTTCCAATTGTTTAGGTACAGTTCCACCAGCTGTGAATGTTCTACTTACTGTTATCAATGAGTTTGCTGTATTCGAAAGATTTGTTTTAAGTGTAACAACTTTTGTGTCATAGTTAATCGATTGAATTTCTAATGGAGGATTGTTTGCAATCAACAATCTATCTCCAGCAAACATAATATCTCTCAAATGATTGGAAGTATTACTATACAGACCATTGTTGATCAGATCATAAGTTCCAGTTATTTCTGTAATATTTATCGTGTTTGAGTTAGCAGTTCCATTTCCACGAGCCACATTTGCATATGATAACATCGAAGTTGATGTAATTGTTATCTGATTATTTGTTGGATCAATAGAAACAATATCAGATTTAACATTTGGTCCAGTCTGACTACTTAGAATAACAATTGAATTTGCAAATATGAAATCAGCGATGTTTGTGCCGCCACCAATATTATTAAATTTAATGATGTTGCTACCAAGAGCAAATTTATTATTACCAGAATAATAATCTGCTTTCATCACCGCATTTGCTGCAGCTTCATTGGTATAATAATATAATGTGAAGCCTGTTTGTAAGGCTTGTTCTACCGTTTTTGTGATACTTGTATTTGATTTCAACAAATAACGGCCAAAAACTTGCATGCCAGTTGGATGCAACAAGTTCAACAAAATGTCACGATACTTTGAAATTTCTTTTTCAACAATGATTTCATATGTGTAATCATTATATTTCAAACTTTGCAATACATCATATGAACTTGGTTGACCTCTCTTATTGAGGTATTCACCTTGACTTACAACAAGACCATTCAAGAAACTAGCATTTGCTCTTGCTTTACCATCACCATAAGTTCTGACGCCAGTTGAATCATACTTATTACTGTAAGCGGTATTCGCCATCAACAATACAATATTTTTTCCATCAACTTTAAGTGTTTTTGTTGGGTCGGGTTTGGTGTTATATTCAAAAACTCTCAAATTAAATTGAGAGAGTTGTGTATTTGCATCAGAAGTTAACAAGGTGATGTTATTTACTGTTGCTTTATAAGTTGCAGAAATTAAATCTGTTCCCTGAAAAACAATATCATTTTTCTCTGGTAACAAAGAAACACTCACATTTGTAACTACAACGTCTTGTACTTTCAACGAGACATTGGGACGGCTCACATAATCTTCACCGGCATCAAGAATATTAATTGTACTGATTGCACCAATTCTGTCCACAACTGTTTGAAATGTTGCACCATCACCAATAATACCCGGTACAAAAAGACTTGCACCATTTGCTTGAACATTGGCTGATTGTACTGATAGTGTTGGTAAAGAAGAATTCTTATAACCTAAACCACCTGGTGGATATAAATCGGATTTGTAAACATACGATACAGCGGTAATAGTTCCATTTGCATTGACATTTGTTACATTTGCATATGCACCATAACCACTGCCACCTGTAAATACAATTACATCATTTGCTTGATAACCTAAACCACCATTCGCAATTTGAATTGGTCCCAACATACCCAAAGTTTTCAAATCAACAGAATCACCTTGGTCGGTTTCAACTATTGATGCTGCGCTAACGGTAGGTGTAACTTTAATGTCACCGCCACCATTCAGAAGAAGTATTGAAGAAATTGGGTAAGTGGAAAATGATTCAAATGTTAATGCATTCTGTAGAGTTGTGTTTGCATTTGCATTGGGATAAACAGGAAAATCATAATCTGCGGCACCAATAGTAAAGTTATTTTTGGATCCAATTGAATCAATTGCGATGAAAGCAAGATTCGCTCTTGTTGTTGGATCGGGATCAACAGAACCAACAATAGCGACAGCGCCGCCACCATTTAAGATATCAATTTCTGTGTTTGGATGTTCTCTATAACCATAACCACCGGTCAAAACATTGATGTTTTGTATAGAACCAGTTGTGGTTGTTCCAACTTGAGCTACAGCATCTTTGGCATTTGGAATATCTGGATTTAATCCATCATACACAATGACCGGATCACCAGTCTCATACAATAATCCTCTTTTGTTAGGATCAATTCTTATTTGGCTAATTTGGCCAACTAGTTTTGCACGTAAAATTTCCCCATCAATAATAACATCTTGATTATTATTGTCTACGATGCGTACAAATTCTCCAGATTCAAATAATCTTTGAATATCTGATACAAATATTTCAGTTTTATTTCCTGACCTTATTGTATTTTCAATAGTTGCAATTGATTTTGATGTTTCACCAAAAATTCTATAGTTATCAATGGATAAGAATCGATCATCGGTTGTGGCCAATCTTAAACTTTTAGCTACATACCACAATCCTGCTGACGCTCTTAGAACAGAATCTTTTGTATAATAATAATCAAAATCCGAATTATATAGTAGTCTGAATAAAAATTTAAATGAAGGTGGTGTGCCTTTTGTTGCATACAGTTGTCTTGCCATCTTAACGGCAAGTTCTTCATTTGTTAAAGCATCTTTTGGAAAATAAGGCAAAAAATCATTAATGTAGTATTCCAAAAATTCTGAACTAGTTTTATCAATATCACGATAGTTCAGTAAATTTTTGGATCTTTCGGTAACATTACCATTTTCTTCCATCCATTCATAGTAGGCCTGCAAAAAAAGTACAAATGTACTATAGTCGGGATTATCCCGAATATATTCAGGTAACTGTGATGGAATTAATAATGATGTTTTTTGTCCGTCAGTTATCATGTTTTGGCCGTTACGTTAACTGTGATTGCAACTGGATCAAACTCATCTATTGTAATGATGCGGTTGTAACTTGAAGATATAATTGTTGTTGTAGGTTCCACAGTCAAAGTTAGTAATCCTAAAGGATCATTTACATCCGAAGGATTAAAATCCGCCAAGTTCAGAATACCATTTTCATATTCTATAGTGCCAGCTGTTTGATTAATAATTGTTTTCTTTGAATTGGAATCATAGAAATATGTTCTCAATACACCATTACGGCCTTCTAGGTTCACCGAACCCACCGCACCTTGACCTGTTGTGTCATTGGCAACTGGTGTGAATGTGACGCGAGCACTAGTGTAGTTGTTACCAGGATTTGTAATGGTGATCGAACTGACCGATCCAATGTCATTTATTTTGGCTGTTGCTGTTGCGCCGGTACCATCTCCTATGATGGTAACTTTTGGTGGTGACTGATAACCAAAACCAGGATTTACTATAGAAATTGTTTCTACTCCACCGGTAGAAGATGCCAATTCTTCGAAATATGCATCATTTATTGTGCCAAAACTTTCAGTTATAAGTTTAAATGATGGAGAACTACTGATTCCACTCAAGAAATTATTCTTTTTAATACCCGAACCATAATAAAATTTATAGTTCGTAGAAGAACCTAATGTTGGAAAGAATTTTTTCTGTAGTTGAACACCTACTTCATTTGTTATAATTGATGGATTTGCATTTTTAATTACTATTGAAAGGTCGGTGCTCGAAAATGTGGAATTAAAAGTATTCAGATTTGTATTTGAATAAGATAGGATAGCATTCTTAACTGCTGTTGCAATTTGTGAAGCAGTGGATGTTGTTTTCTTTGAATCATACAAAACATTTACATTCAATTTCAAATATGTGTAGTCGGGATCAACAATTGTGGGTTCAACAGTCATTACAGATATTGGTCTGATTACATCTGCAATTAACTTTTGTTTTTGTGTTTGTGTTAAATTGTAACCACCAGATGGTTTCAATGATACAAAAACTTTGCCATAAACTGGAGGATCATTTTGTTCTCCACCCCAAACATTTACTGCATCAAAAGAAAGTCCAAGTTTGTTTTGTTGAATTGATGTGATATAATCTTCTTTTGTGACAGCTCTACTTTGTGCAGAGTATGTTTTTGGTGCTTGAAATTTGATAGAATCAATTGATTCTTTTTCCGATCCATTACTTGCAGATAAAATAGAACTTACCGCTGTGTTTGAATAACCAGATATTGTGTCCATCAACACAAAATTGTTTGCTCCTGCAGCTGAAGTTCCTTCTGTTACAATATAGGATACGTTAACAATGTTACCATCTGTTAATTTTTTACCAATGATGCCGTCACCAAAATAGATTTGATAGTTTCCACCAACTGTCTCTTGCAAGAAATAAACGGTTGAATCGGGATCCAAACTCAAATAATTTTTAGAAAGTGTGTATGTGGTACTATAAGTATTGGAACTAGATACTTGAACTGTCACCGATAAAGTTGAAGTATCAACTTGTGATTCTGGTATTGTAAAAATATATTTTGGGTTTGTAATTGAATCAACAATAAACGATTGTGATGTTGGTATTCCTTGTCTAATATCCACATCACTAAAGACTGCGGTGTTCGCAGATACATTTACAGTAACTGAATCGGTCGTAACAAAGTTATAGTTTACACCATCAATTGCTTCCGACATAAAGTTGGTGAACTTTGGCAATGTTAGTGAAGCATCATTTACTTGATTGACCGTCAAATTGATTGTGGCTACAGGTGCAGTTGCAGATTTTGGTGTATAATCTAATAGTTTTGCTTGAGAGACAACAGAATCTCTTTGTAAAGCGGTGTCCAAAAACATCTCATTTGCAACCATATTCAGATAATATGCATTATATTGCGTATTGTATGCGAGAACATCCAGCAAAACTGAAAGTGCTGAACCCTCATAGTTATAATCTTTCAATACATCTTGTGATTGAAGATATGTTTTGAGGTTGTTCTTTATTGCATTAAAATCAAGTTCGGTCACTTGAATGTTTGAATTTGCACCTGCCATTTTTATCTATCTCTTTGTAGAAGAAGTGTTATTGTTGTTGGTTGTGTTGCATTTTCAATAAAAAAGGTCAAACTGACAGAATATGCATTTTCATCAGGCAAAGCGGAAACAACCACACTTTGTATAGTTGCTCTAGGTTCATAATTTTGAATAGCTGTCGTTATTTCACTTTCTAAAGCGGAAGCTGTTAAAGGAGAAACATTTTCAAACAACAATGCATCGACATTAGATCCAAATGTTGGATTGAATTTCTTTTCATATTGTTTGGTGAGCAAAATATTTCTTATTGAACGAATAACAGCCTGTTGGTCAAAGCTCAACGCAACATCATTCGTCACCGGTTTTCTGGTGAACGTGAAGTCTATATCTGAATATATTTTCTGAATTGTTGCCATGTTTTATTTATTATAGGACTAAAATAGCTTTTAGGAATCTGAGTTTGCGTTCAAAAAATTCTGGAGCCGGAACGAAAAATTCGAAATTTTGAAATTATACCCTACTCTTGAGTTTATCTGTTCCCACATAATCAACAAGATATTTCTCCGTATCACCCATTTCAGAGAAAGTAGATACTCTATTGTAATCATCAACAATTAATTGACAATTTGTATAGAATTCTTCATCATGTGTTCTTCTGGTATTCATGAATGTTGCAACAGAATTAATATTGTTCGCAATCGTTGATATTTGTGTTGGTGTCAAATTTGAAGTATATTCATCCGGTACTATTCCTCCACCCGGTGTAAAAATAATACTATTTGCCACAGTATTTGGATAATTTTGAATGGTTTGATAATAAGTTATCAAGTCATTTGCAGTAAACAAACTAGTGAAATTACCAATAATTGGTGCGTTATTTGTGATTCCATCTGTTTGACTGGTAATATACACCACTATTTTACCCGCGGAAATGGCACTTTGATAATGTGGCAGATTTGTGGTTTCTTCGGTGGGTTCAGCCACGCCAGAAATTCTGTCGGTATGTCCCATGAAACTGTTTGCAGCTTCATAGAGATTATTTGATGCATCTAATATGGAAGATGCGTTTGTTTCACTCAAACCGACAATAATATTAATAGCATTGCTCACCGACCACAAACTGACAATGTTTGCAGACAATTTATTTTCATAATAACCTCCAGCATTGTTTGCTGACATATCTTGTGTTTGCCACTCATTTAAAAATGGTGGCAGTTGTTTCAATGTTTTTTGTGTGTCAGCCGACAATTCTGTTGAAACTGATATAGTTGTATTATCAACATTTAAACGACCAAAGATTGACATGATATCCTCTCAATTAAACCATAGGTGGTTTTGGACCACTGAATACTTTGCCTGCGTGGCGGTGTATATTATGTAGTGCCTTATTGACCGAGTCTGTCATGAGGTTCGCCTTCATTGTTGTGAAGTAACCAAAAGGTGAACTTACGGACAAACCAGCTGTCATGAATCCTGGTGTTTGAACGCTCAGCGTTGCGGATAGATTTAATCCCGCAGTAATGTTACCTACAGCGGTTATCGACTGATTGGAACCAATATCACCTGTTGCATTTACATCCGAATTTATATTGACACTACTTGCACTCACGTTGAAGTTACCCGAAATATCTAAATCGTAATCACCATCAATTGTTTGTTTGCAATCACCATTTATTAATTGTTCAACACTTCGGCCAACTGTCTGAAAACAATCTCCATCAATTTGTGTGTATGCGTCACCTCTCACATGTAAAACCGAATCTCCTTCGATGGTAATATTGCATTGTCCTTGAATTAAAACATTTTTGTTTTTGATGGTAATTTCATAACCGTCACCATAAACTTTATGTACTTCATCACCATTTGGATGCATTTCAATGAACGTGCCAATGCGGTGTTGCAATCTAACACGCTCGCGTGTAGGTGTATCATCCAATTCAAAAAGATGGCCAGATTCAGTTTGTGTGATATTATTATACGGATATACAGGTTGATAGTCCGTATTTGCAGCTGATTCTGGTTCTGTCCATGCTGAGTCTGCCATTATATTTCCTTATGGTGATGAAAATGAAACTGTCTCGGGACTTTCGGACACCGTTACATTACTCAACTCTGATGTTGTGCTCTTGATTGATTTTTGTATATCAGCAACAGCTGAAGAACTGACAATACTTTTTGAATTAACAATCGCATCTCTTAAACTTGCGGTTGCTTGATCCAAACATTCTCTTAGTTTTTCAGCTAATTTTGTTGGTAAATTGGCAATATCTTGTATAAGTTTTTGTAATTTTTCTATCACTTCACGAACTACAGCAATTTTTTCCGAAATATCTTTTGCAATTTTATTTAATACTTCAATTTTACCTTTTATAGTTTTGATTTTGTTTCGCACTTCGTCTGCAAAAGGTGATGATGAAACGGAAGCCCACAAACTTTGTATTGTTGTTCGTATGAGTTGAAGAACTTCTTTTATTTTTGTCGAAACGACAGCAATATTGTATCTTAATGGACCTGTTATATCACATACGTGAGCTGTTTCTTTATTTGTTTTATCGACACCTGTTTTTTCGACAACGCCACGAGCTAGAGGTGGTGTGTTTGGCTGTCCAACTTGATTAGCTTCTACACCTTCTGGCAATTGCGGGCCCACTTCGGCATCATTTTGAGGTGAAAAACCTTTGTTTGTATCTGGTTCAGTGCTTTGTATTGCTGCGAAAACACCAGTCATTATGGGCATTTGAGCTGAACGACCATCACCAAAAAATCCAACAACATATTCACCTTCTCTTGGCGCCTCAAACTTTTTAGAATTATTTGGTGAATTTACTGGTGTGGCCCAAGGTAAAGCTTCTGTTGGCAATTCTTCTAGGTTATCTGTGTGCCAACCAAAAATTCTAACTTTACAACGACCAATACCTAACGGATCATCTCTTTTTTCTACAACCCCAACCCACCAAACAAAATTATCTTTACCAATAAAATTATCCATTTACTGCCTCTTTATATTCTCTTGATCTTGGATCTGGTTGAACATAAGAAACTTTAGTGCTTTCTTTTGCCATCTCAATAAATGTTTGATATGTGCCTGGTGGTTGAATAACATGTCTTACAGCAGTGATGAGATATTTTCCGGAAAAATGTTCATCTAATTTTCTTGCATTTTTGACTTGTAATGAATAAAAGTTGAAATTAATAGTTTTTCCAACTGTCACATCACTGTCACCAGGAACAACAAGTTTAACCACGGTATAATTTGCTAAAGCTATTTGTGCAGTTCTATTGGGAACATATGTTTCAATGTAAATGTCTTTAGCTGTGCTGCCTTGTCTTTCTTTGATGTATTCAACATCTTTTTGATTTGAATTTGTGAATGCAACTTTTAATCTAGAATCGTAAGCTTCAGTTTGTTTTACACCTAGAGCATTTGTTGAGGGTGCAATAACAGGATTTCCATTTTTAGATTTTGTTTTTTCTGCATATGATTCATAACTAAAATTTGTAACCTTATATGACTTTGTTGTTGGATCAATTGATATTAATCGATTCGCATAAAGTCCAGAATTTGTGCTATCTAATGCGTCAAAAGATTTGACTAATTCAAAATCCAAAACAGTTATAATATTTTCTCCAAAACTTTTATTGTCAAAATTTAAGTTTTTTGGTTGATATTTGTATGTTGCATATGGCTCTTGTTTTAACATAGATTGCAATGATCTGAAATTAAAACCATCTTTTGTTTCGAAAAAAACCATATCAGCACCAAGTTGATTACCTGATGGCCTTGCATATGTTGATAACCAACTAATAGCTTCAAATGGTTTTAATCTGGGAACAACAAAATCATATGTTCCGATTGTTTCTTCTATAACATTAATTTTATCGGGATCAACTTTTAATTTTTCAATTAAAATATTATTGACAATTCCAGTATTGTTTTTGGATGTGGCAAT